ATACGGTTCTGTTAATTTAGAATCTATCTAAATAACATAAGCTCTTTGAAATCATGAGATTAACCGATAAATATAGTCTGAATAACGGGCAGGGCAATGCGATAAAATAGGTGGAACTCCTTTTGCGTAACTTAAAATGTGGAACGATACGGTATATGTAAAGTCAATCTATGGCCACAGTGGGCTGAAATAATACACGTTGATAAATTACAAGGCTATGGGTTTAAAAACCTTTCTGTGAAAGCCTGAAAGATAAAATTAAAACGCCGTTGCGATTAAGTTCTATGCTTCAATGAAACAACGGCACTAAAAACTAATTAAACACCTAAGAATATGGCACTACAAATAAGAGATGATATTTATCATTTAATTAGAAACGATGTGAAGTTAAGAACCAAAATGGCAGCTCATTTAGAAGTGAGTGATGCGACGATCTATTCACACGCTAAAAGAAAAGCCCCAAAATTAAACGACTACAACTTAGTTAAAATTCTAATGGAGCATACCGGGAAATCGGAAAAGGAAATTTTTGAAAATCAAAAAGCATAACTATGGATACTTACGATAAAATAATAATTACTTGTTTACTTATTGTGGCATTGCTAGGTATTGTAAACGCTGCTTATTGGTTGGGCAAAAAAATTAACAAGTATGATGATGAAAACTAATCAGATAATCATATCAGAAGAAGATTTAAAGTGTTTGCAGACACATTTGAAGCCGCTTACTCAATTATTGAATAAGCTAAAGAAAGGGGCGGATAATACCGCTCCTGTTCTTAATAAAAAGCCGGAATCTAAAAAACAAGGAATTAACCGGATGATGCAAAAAATTGAAGAAAGGCAATCTAAAAAACTAAACCGATGAAAAAACAAAAATTCGATGAAGATTTTATTCTTCTTATTGCAGGCTACTGTTTAGGTGCGATGGCTTTTGCTTGTATAGGATTATTTTTCTATATCAATCATAAACAATAAAAAAAACCGCCTCTTACAGCGGTTCTTAATTCTAAATTTCTAATAGCCCGAGCAAGGCATAAAACTTAAAGTGATGGCAAAAATACAAATTTTACAGCGATTAGCAAATACAAAAATTGATAATGCCAAATCCAAAGAGATTGTAGGCAATATTATCAGAAAAGAATTCGACAAAACCAAAGACGAGGATAGAGCCTTTGAGCTTTTGAAAATCGCTTTTACATGGAACGTTCCTCAGTTTGGCGAAATGTTAGACGATTATCGATTCGAAGATTTCAAATGGCTGCCGTAGTTACAATATTAATTGCAGGTGCGGTTATCGGGATGATTCTCACACTAGCCTTTTTTATATGGGCTGTAAAACAAAATAAAAAATAGATATGGAAAATAACTTAAAAGAGGATTTGACTTCTAAAAAGTTTGGCAGATTGACCGTTTTGAGTTTTCAGGGCAGAAACAAGCAATATGATTCTTTGTGGTCTTGTGTTTGTGAGTGCGAAAAAACAAAAATACCATCTAAAGTAATCACTCAAAGAATTAGAAGAGGATGGAGTGTAGAAAAAACATTAATGACTAAAATTTAAAAAAATGAAAAACATTGTATTAAAAAAAATATCTCTTATAAATTTTAAAGGGGTTAGACAAATGAGTATTGATTTTGAAAAAACTACTAGTATTTTCGGAGATAACGGAACCGGAAAAACAACTGTTTTTGATGCGTTTTGCTTCTTGTTATTTGGTAAAGACTCAACCGACCGTAAGGACTTCGAAATTAAAACACTCGATAAAAACAATCTTGTTATTCCACAAATCGAACATGAAGTTTCTGCAATCCTATTGGTTGATGGTGAAGAAATCAGCATCAAACGAATATTAAAAGAAAATTGGGTTAAAAAAAGGGGCTCCCTTGAATCCGAGTTTTCCGGCAACGTAACCGATTATTATTGGAATGAGGTTCCAATGCAACAAAAGGAATTTCAAACCAAAGTAGGACAGATTTTAGATGAAACGGTTTTCAAGATGATTACCAATCCACTTGCTTTCAACTCAATGAAATGGCAAGACCGAAGAAATGCTTTAATACAAATAGCCGGTGAGATTTCAGATAACGAATTGGCAGCCGGAAACTCAGAGTATGAAAAGCTATTGGAGCAACTAACGCAAGGCAAAACTCTTGAAGATTATCGCAAACAAATAGCTGCTTCCATCAAAAAAGCAAAAGAAGATTTGAAAGCGATTCCAACTCGAGTTGATGAGGCGACAAGGTCAATGCCTGAAGAACAGGATTTCAAAGCATTAAAATCAGATTTAGATTCGAAGGTAATTACCCTTGAAAAATTAGATGCAGAAATCGCAAACGCTAACACCGCTTTTCAATCCAAATTAGATGCCGTAAAAGCCGACAAGATTAAGATTAACAACTTGGAATCAGAATTAGAAGCGATTGAAAAAACAGCAAGGAATGAAGCCTGTAATACCACAAATCCGGATAATGAATCTTTTGAAAAGTCAAAAAGACTTTACGAAGAAAAGAAATCGGAGTTAAGCGGTTATGAAGGTTCGCTTCGCACTTTTATTGGGAATAGGGATTCTTATAATTCCCAAATCGAATTAGCTAAATCAAAAATGCAAGCCAAGCGAAACGAGTGGACAACTGTAAATGCTGAAACCTTTGTTTTTGATAACTCTAATTGTGCGTGTCCAACTTGCAAAAGAGATTATCCTGCGGGAGATATCGAAGCAAACAAATCAGATTTGAAAACAAACTTTGAAGAAAACAAAAGAAAACGACTTTTAGAAATCAACACTTCGGGTGCGAGTTTAAAAGCTGAATGTGAAAATTTAGAATCTGAACTAAAAGCAATTGAAGAAAGAATCGCAAAAGGCGAATCTTATATCGCCAACGCTAAATTGGAGCTTCAAAAACTCAAAGATGATTTTGATTACCAAACCGAACAACTGAACAAAGGCGGTGTTTCATCTGATGATATTGAAAGTTTGGTTAATGCTAGTTTGGCTTCAAACGGTGTTTATCAAGAAAAACTAATCATGCTTGATGGCTTGAAATCTTCTTTAAAAGAAATGCCGGAAGTTGATAATTCAGAATTAGTAGCCAAACGAAAAGAACTTGTTTGGGAGATGGATTTAATCAAATCACAACTTCAAAATGAAACGCAAATCAACGCGGTTAAAGAGCGAATCTCAGCCCTTCACAAAGAAGAAACCTTTTTGGCTCAACAGATTGCAGATGTTGAAAAAACGCAGTTTGTGATTGAGAATTTCAACAAGCTAAAGATTGACACTTTAGAACAGCGAATTAACTCAAAATTCAGTTTTGTAAAATTCAAAATGTTTCAAACGCAAATCAACGGCGGTGAAATTGAATGTTGTGATGCTTTGATTGACGGAGTTCCTTTTTCGGATGCAAACACGGCTTCAAAAATTAATGCCGGGTTAGACATCATCAACACGCTTTGCGAGTTCTATCAGGTGACAGCTCCAATCTTTATTGACAATAGAGAAAGCATTGTGCAACTGATCAACACCGAAAGTCAGGTTGTAAACTTGATTGTAAGCGAGGTTGATAAAAAATTGAGAGTAGCGTAATGGATGCTAAAAAATACATCAGCCTTTGGTATGGAGGTAAAGAAGAAGCTATTTCTGCCTTAGAAAAAGTAATAAAGCTTTACGACAACGACCGACGTAAAACAAACAAGGTTTTAAATAGAATTGAGGAATACAAGAAGCTTTTAGAGGAAATCAAATCATTACCGGATGAGTGATATTAAAATCCAAAGAAACCCCAACGGAAGCCTTACCCAAAACTGCAAGGAAAACATCGGGGTTATGATTGGTAGTTACGACTGCACGGCCAATTGTCCACACAATCAAAATACCAAAAAAGAAATTCACGAACAGGCTTTCGATTTAGAAGTAGTTCGATGTTCAAAAATTAAAAATCAATTAACAATAGAAATTTAAAAATGGAAACAAAAAACAACGCTCAAGTAGCACAAGTAAAGAATGACATTTCATCACAAGTGTTATCAAAAATAGATGCTTTTCAAAATTCAGGAGAGTTAAAACTTCCTAAAGATTACAACGTTGAAAACGCATTGAAATCGGCTTACATTATTCTTTCAGACCCAAAGAATAACATCCTTGCAAAATGTGATAAATCATCGGTAGCTGAGGCTCTTTTAAAGATGGTGGTTTACGGAGTTTCTCCAATCAAAAAGCAATGTTACTTTATTCCTTACGGTGAAAAATTAGAATGTAGTATTGCTTATGCCGGAAATATAGCCATTGCAAAACGTTATGGTAAGCTAAAATCAATCAAGGCAAATGCAGTATTTGAAGCTGATACTTTCGAATTTGAAGTTGACCAAAAAACAGGACTTCGAAAAGTAACCAAACACATTCAAACCCTTGAAAGTGTTGGTTCAAATAAAATAAAAGGAGCTTATGCTGTTTATGAAATGACCGACGGAACTATTGATGTTGAGGTAATGAGTATTACTCAAATTCAAGCAGCATGGAACCAGGGTGGAGCAAAAGGAAACTCTCCGGCACACAAAAACTTTGCCGACCAAATGGCAATTAAAACAGTAATAAACAGAGCTTGTAAATTACTAATCAGTAGTTCAGATGATTCTGTTTTATACGATCCTTTGGATGAAGAAAATGCAATTGATGTTACTAATGAAAATGTAAAGCATGAAGTCAAAACCAAAGCCAACAAACAGCCAATTGATTTTCAAGATGCTGAGGTTATAGAAGAAGAGGTTGTTTCTCCAAAAAATGAAGTTGAATATGAGGTTGAAAATGTGGAAGTCCAACAAGAAACTTTAACCGGTCCCGAATTCTAAGCCATGAATCTTAAAATAATAGGCACGGGAAGCCGTGGTAATGCCTACCTGCTCGAAAATGAGCAGGAGGCTCTTTTGATTGAATGTGGTGTTTCCATTAAAGAAATTAAAAAAGCATTAGATTTTAACCTAAAAAAGGTTGTTGGTTGCATTGTTACCCATGAACATAAAGACCACTCAAAATCATTTGATGATGTTATGAGATTGGGAATTACAACCTATACGGGATTTAAAACTACTACACTTCTTAATCCTGATAATTTCCATAACTCAATGACTATTGCATCAAAAGAAACGGTAAAGATTGGGAATTTTAAGGTTATGGCTTTTGATGTGAAGCACGATGCTGTTGAGCCTCTCGGCTTTTTAATCGAGCATCCTGATTGTGGGAAGGTTTTATTCCTGACTGACAGTTATTTCTGCGAGTACACCTTCAAAGGGCTGCATAACGTAATCATTGAAGCCAACTACTCAAAGGAAATCATAGATCGGAAATTTGGACCGGAAAGTGGAAAGGAATTTTTGAGAAACAGAATTCTTCAATCTCACTTTTCATTAGACAATTGCAAAGACATGTTGTCCGCTAATGATTTGGCACAAGTCAATAACATTGTTTTAATTCACTTATCTGACAGCAATTCTGACGAAGCTCAATTCAAAAAAGAAGTGGAAGAATTGACAGGAAAAAATGTAACGGTAGCCAATAACGGAATGATAATCCCATTTAATAAAACACCTTTTTAATGAGTAAAATTTTAGTACTAGACATTGAAACCACAGGTTTTCAAAATCAAGGTGGTAAAATCGTTGAGGTTGGAATTGTAGAACTTGACCTTTCAAACGGAAACCGTGAAATCATTTACGACCGAGTTTGTTGGGAAACAGGAATCACAAAAGAAGAAGTTGAAAATTCATGGATAATTAAAAATTCTGATTTGACAGTTGAGGCGGTTCAAGCATCAAAGAACTTAAAAACTTTACAACCTCGAATTCAAGAAATTTTAAATGAATATCCGTTAGGTGCAACCGCTTTTAATAACACTTTTGATTTTGGATTTTTAGAAAGCAGAGGTTTTGTTTTCCCAAAGAAGCTACCATGTCCAATGAAGCTATCAACCAACATCTGTAAACTTCCAAACCAAAATGGATATGCGGGTTATAAATGGCCAAAAGTTGAAGAAGCTCATAAGTTTTTCTTTGGCGATGTTGGTTATGTGGAAAAACATCGAGGTGCTGATGATGCTTTTTATGAAGCTGAAATTATTTACGAATTATTCAAATTAGGAATCTTTAAAATCGATTAACCATGCCAAATATAAAAGGAGAAAAGCAAGTAAAACCATTTCATGATTCTGATTCTACAATTAACCAATCTGTTTTTTTAGATACAGATGATTGCGGTGGATGGACGGTAATCAATCATGGCGGAGAAGAAATTTCACTATCTGTTGAGGATTGGAATAGTTTAGTTGAATTGGTAAATTCAGCACTTCAAAAAGGTAAATTATTTAAAAATGATTTATAACCCTGAAAATCCGCTCGAGATAAAACAGGCAATTGAAAAGATAAATCACCTCATCAAAACCGGCAAACGATTTGAGTTAAAAGCCAAGAACGACAGAAGAAGCATTTCTCAAAATAGCTATCTGCATTTGGTTTTAACTTGGTTTTCAATTGAAACAGGCTACACTTTAGAAGAAACCAAACAAGATGTTTTCAAAAAACATGTAAACCCGACTTTATTTTATGAAGGTGAACATGAAGGTAAAATTAAAGGCTTGGTAGTCGATAGATGGCGAAGCACAGCATCTTTAGACAAACTAGAACTCACCTTAGCTATCGAACGATTTAGGGATTTTTCATCAAAAGAGTTGGGTATTTATTTACCTGAACCAAATGATTTATCTCTAATTGAAGAAATGGAAAACGAAATCAGCAAACACTCTAATCAAAAATACCTATGAAAAATCAAGAATTAGAACTAGACTTTGACCAACTGCACCATCAAGAAAACAACATCGATTCACAACGCCACTTTGAAGAAAACAAAGAGCGTTTCTCAAATCAATGTAAAATCGTTTATGAGGCACTTTTAAGAGGCGAAAGGCTCACAACTACCAAAGCATTACTAAAGTATCAAATTGGCGACCTACGACGTCGAATTAAAGACCTCAAGGACATTTGGAATGTTCCCATTCAAGATGAATATGTAGAAGGAAAATTCAAAGAGTATTATTTAAACAATTAAAATTTTTATATCTATGAACATTACTATTAAAAAGGCTAGTATTAAAAG